TTTGGTGGACCACTGCGGGCTCGAACCGCAGACCCGCTGATTAAGAGTCACATGGCGTGCCAGTTTAACAGTATTAAACAGTTCCAAAGTAACCCGTGAACCGTTGAAAATGCTCGAGATTCCATTTTCTTCCTCTAAAATCAAACTCAAAAAATCCCAAAGTTTTTTAAACTCATTTGTTGCAGATTTGTTGAAAGCCTGCTAGACGTATTTTTTGATCATTAGCATAATAATGCCTTGGAAGTAAAATGTTAATCCTCTTCATAATTATCGTTTAAGTAATTATTTTTTACTCCCAAAATCTCATCATTTTTGGAAACCAGTGGATCAAACCAATCCGCCTTTTCCTTTGCCCATTTTATCCATTCAGTAACCTTTTTGGACTTTTCATTTTTATCTAAATCAGCTTCTATTGCTGCAATAAAATCCCTAATTATTCTGGCTTTGTGCCAATCCATAGCGGTTTCTTCAAGTTCTTTAAATTTTCCCAGTTCTTTACGCTGCAATTCTTCTTGCCTTTGCCTTATTTCTTTTTCTTCTTCCCTACGTTTGTCGGCCGCCTCAAAAGCTTCTTTTCTGATCATGCTATCTTCAGCTGTTTTTATAAGAGCTATAATAAATTCGCCAAGATAATCTTCTACCTTTTTATTTTTCCCATCATTCCAATTTTTCTGTTTTGCACAATAATCATCAAGAATTAACCCAAGCTCGCCTTTCGGAGTATAATCATAAGGTAGTATTCTATAAAATTGGTCTTTTTCTTTTCTTTTTATCTCTTCCGGAGTAGGTATATGATTTATTTGATTAAAATGTTCTTTTAGCTTAAAGCCAATTTTTTCCCCATGAATTTTTACAAAAAAATAATTCTTTTTACCGCCAGCATTAATAGTATACCCTAAATCTTCCAATGCCCCAATTAAGGTATCCAGTATCCGTTTACCTCGATCATAAACATCTTTTGAAATATCAATATTAGCTTTTGAAATCACTGTATGAAATTTATTAATTTGCTTAGGAATAACAACGCTTGAACATACCTCCTCCAATCGTCTCCGTTCATCTTCATTTAAAAATTTTAGGTCTGAAATTCTTTGGATTAATTTAAATGCCTTCACAACCATGGTTTATACTCACCCTCGATCTAATCCTTTACTAATAAAATATATATCGGTCATTGCATAACCAAGTATTATATTTGCAATGAATGACAATACTTTTATTGGATATATTGCAGGGAGGCCAAATGGCTACTTATGAAGTAACATATAGAGGCAACGCACAAAAAACGGGTTTGACAATGTTATTTCAAGAACCGCTAGACCAGTTAATAAAACTATTAATCACGGTCCTTTGGTTACGATGATTTACGATTATTTTAATAAAAACGGGATAATTAAAAAGGAACGCGTTTATATGCCAGATCAAATGGAGGATGAATAATGAGCGGTCAATATCAAGACTATCCCGAAATTATGACTGGTCCACAAATGGCAGAATTATTTGGAGTATCACCGACAACCATTAGAGACTGGTTCAGAGCAAAAGAATTCCCATTTGGTAAACTTCAGTTTCAAGTTGATTACTTCAAATCCGGGCGTGAACTTCGCATTATCAAAGATCGTATCTGTGTGATGGCTGGGATTATACCAAAAAATGCGGGAGGTAGCTAATGAATAGTTCAAAAAATTATCTGAAATACATTCCTTTAGCATCGATGATTGTTGAAATAATGATAAAGAAAGGATATATCAAAATAAGCAGTTGCCTTCATAATGTAAAGCAAAAGGAGAATTAATATATATTGTATAACGAGTATTGCTTTTGATTGTGAAACGTTTATTCACCTTCGAAATGAAATTTCTTGCGCTGGAATTGATAACGAAAAATTAATCTTGATTTCTATTTCAGGATGATAAACAAAATAAAAAAGAAGTTGAGGTATTACCTACAGAGTTGGCGAATCTTTTTATAAACCTGGAAGCGGGAATGTCAGTTACAAAGCAAGGAAAGAGATGAACAAATGGGACTAACAATTTTGATTAACCGAAAAGATTTTTCTTTAATATCATTTCAAAATGGGTCAGATAACGGCAATGAAGATTATCTCGATGCAGTTGCAAAAACTTATTTTAAGGCTATAGAACATAAAAAAAGTAAAAAGAGAGACCTCTAATCAATGAACATTATTTGCAAGAAGGCGCAAAGGATAAGCGGTCCCTCCCCTAAAAATATTTAGAAAAGAGCATCCAAATTATTTCCTAACTGTCAGATTCAATTAAGTATTTTGTAATTCGTCTTTGGCTTCTTTTATCCATTTTATGAGTAAATCTGCTTGGTCTGGGTGTATGCAAATGATTGCATCATCACTCCCGAAATCACTTTGTTGTATACATATATTACCTGTTTCGCTAGTATAAACTCTCACTTGTTGCATTTCATGATCAGCCATAAAATTTTACCTCCCCTCAATTGGTACTTCGATGGGAGAAAATAAATTCCTTTAAAGAGATGATCGATAAATAATCTAACCCTTATTCATCCCCATTCATAAGCATTTTTTATATAATTAATGATTTTGTTTTTCTCCCAAACTCCTGCAGCATTCTTCCCGGCTTCAATTTTAATAGCGCCTATTTGTTCCAATAAATCTTTATAATGCCGGAACTCCCGCCAAGTGATTCCCTTACCAATAACATCACGGTATGCCTGTGTAAAATCTTTAAGTTTTTTAGGAGGATCCAATTCGCTTTCAACATCATACAAAGATTCAGTTACCCATAGCAATTTATTTTGCTTTTCGGTAATCTCTGACGGTTCTGCCTCTGACACCCCTGGCGAAACCTCGGACAAAGGCCGTGACACTTCTGACAAAACAGCCTTATTAGTCTGCTGTTTTGACGATACCCCTGACAGTTCGGATGAAGCTTTGTTAGAGGTTACAGGTTCATCATCGTCATCTATTTCGATTTTCCAATAAGTCAACATTACCCCTAAATAAATCATAAAAACCATGTATCCCACTATCAAGAACTTTAAAAATTTTTCCGTTACTCCAATCAAAGGCTTAAAAACTTCTTCGGCATATTTAAAAACATTCCCCGAAACCTTTTCACTACTTGTATTGTCAGTATTTAGGGGCCTATCTCCCAATGCGTCACGTTTCTCTTCATATTCGGCTATTTTATCCTCAATTCCAATGGCTTTCGGACCACGCTTATCTGTTTCATTGAGAGCCTGCTTCTGATAGTAGTCTATATTTCGGTTGTATTCATTATATTTAGCCTGCCAATTAGTTTGAGCCTGTGTTATCTCTTGCACTGCCTCTTCTTTATGACCGACTTCCATTGCAAAAAACCCGACTGCAAAACAAATCCCGATTATCACATAGCCGGAGCAAGCCAGCCTCAATAAAAAGGCTTTTATTAAGTTTCCGATTTTAGCATAAGCGAAACTGAGGCCCCAGATATATTGTACTTCTATTTCCAAATAAATTCCGAATACAAACATAAAGGCTTGAGTTAGCCAGAAATTTGATATCTGAATTAATCCCGAAATTAGCATAATACAGGTAAGACCCATTCCTACTCTATTTATAAACTTCTTCGCTAAGGTATGGTTAATCAAATAGATCACCTACTTAAAATTCGTATTTACCTTCTATGTAAACTCCACTAGGAACCGATGTTCTATTTAATGTTCCACTATAAACAGGATGGTTGCACCATTGAGACAATTTAACAGAAACGTTGTCACCGATATTGAATTGTAAATAAACTTCATATAATTGTCCATTTGGGTAAAATGCCGGTACTGATGAAAAGTATGTATTATATCCATTCGTAAAAGTCTTTTCTGTCGCTCCTATAGCTAACCAATCTATAAATCGATAATGTAAGTCCATTGTCCACACTTGACCGGGGAAGTCATCCGCTAGTTCATAACGAAAACTAGTAAATCCGTGTATACCGCTTTTCTCCATTGCGCTAACCGGCATCACCACCAAACAAGTCAAAAATACTATTAAATTTGTCAAAAGTAAGAGGATTTTTTTCATAACTGTTCACCCCGTTTTTGCATATTGTTGCTAATTGTTTGTTATGTTCTTATTGTAGCATCATGTTATAAAAATAGCAATCACAAATCTAACAGATTGCGACAGAGCTAACTTTATGCTATTATTTATTTAGAGAGGTGAATCTTTTTGGATGAAATTTTGACTATGGAAGAAGCCGCAGAATTTATTGGAGTTGATCGAACTACGCTTTACCGATGGGCCAAAGCAGGGAAAATTACCATTTATAAAAAAGGTAGAAATTCAGTAATTAAAAAGGCTGATGCTGAAAAAGTTAAGGCAGAAAACGAAGAACTAAAACCGCTTTTCCCCCAAAAGCCCGAATAAATAATAAATCGGAGGGATAGTTGATGAAAAAATACAAGGCTTTTATCAGTTTTAGAAATACCGACGAAGTTAAAAGTGTTAAGTTTGATAGCCAATTCGAGTTTCTTGATTATTGCAAGCACTCTTTTTGCATTAAACATTACACTTTAATTGATAACGAAACCCTAAAAGTCATTAAATCAGACGATGTATGAGGTAAACGATGGACTTTACATTAGCCTGGCGTGAATGGGTTAAACATAACCTGGATATCAAAGATTGTACTTGTAATGAATGTGATAAGGTCGAAAAGTGTTCATATACTTATGATCTATACAATATCGATGGCGATTGCATAATGGAAAAATAAGGAGAACATATGATATTTTGGAATTGGTTATGTAAGTTGTTTCACCAATTAATTTCTCCAGACAATGTCGCAAAACTTTTTATTACCATCCTTGGCGTTTTTCTTGGATATCTACTTTCCATAAAACAATATAAAAAGCACAAAATACAAGAAGAAAATCAATTAACCTTAAAATATATCGGGTTATTAAAACACGAATTAAGAATGAATCAATCAGTTGTTGATACTTCATTAGGCGTGTTAAACGAAAAATACGACACTCCTGCTATAGCCATAAATAATTTTTTAAAAAGTTCTGTTCTGATAAATTCATCTATCTCCGATGAAGCTTTACCGGCGGTTTCTAGAGTTGGAATTATTAAAATCCTATCCTTGAGTAAGATTATTCACTCTTATATTCAACAAAGAATTTTTTGTTATCAAATTAGTAATGAAAGTCAAATTTTAAGAGCAGGAATTGAAAGACCTGGAATAGACGTTCCACCGGAAGATAGTCTTTATGAAATGATTAATGATTTTAAATCAATGATGAAAGCACAAATTAAAACGTATAAAGAAGCTGTTAAAGAATTAGAAGTATTGGAAGAGTCCCTTTTGAAAGCCAAGAAAAACAAAGGTTCAAAACAAAAATAAACTCAACAGACTCCTTCGATTAAACGATGGAGTCTGTTTATAACCAAATATTAAAAATTATGCCAAACCCATCAAAATTATTTGTATGTATATTATAGACGATTACTTCGTTTAATATCTTAATGGTATCGAAGATTTAGTGATTTTAATATCATTATAACCTTTAGCATCTAAAAAATAACGTATACTATCTTTTGTTATTCGCATTTTTCTTTTTGGCCCAATCATAATTTCTTCAATATATTTTATTGGAAAAGATAGCTTAATATATGGGATAATTAAGTCATGTGAAACTCTAAATTCTATTTCATTTATATTCTTTGTCAACATTGGAGTAATTAACCTAAACTCATGTTCATCCTCATACTTTTTATCCTTAGATAAAAGAGCAAATGTAAGTAGATAGAACATTGCAAATTGCTTTACTTGTTCAAAATCGGCATCTGAAATTAATCCAGCGTCATGCCTTTTATAATAATCTATTAATATTTCTACAAACTTTTTAAATAATTCTTCTTTCAACCTATCATCATATAATACATTCCTCCCCATAACCATATTTCTTACATGTTTATTATTAATGGTCAAATTTTTTTGGGTAAATAACATATCTTTAAACACAAGACAATATCCATCATTATTAGTATAATTCGACCACAATGTTAAAGAATCTGGTTTATTGCTAAGAGAAATAACAAAAATAAATTTTAATAATTCATTACTAACCTCATTGTAATAATTAAAAAACCAATGTGCAAAATCTTTTTCATCTCTATAAAATTCATTTAATACTCTATGTAAAATAGGTTTTAAATGCAACACTTCTTTTTTATCATTTAAAAACATACAATTTGTTGCCCATAAACTTTTTTCCACCAAAATCGATTGAAGTGAATTTAGGTTCGTATAATGATAAATTTTCTCAGGCAATTTTGTGACATTAAGAATAGATCTATCAATTATGTTTATTTTTTCTAAAAATTCGTCAAACAAGCTCTCTGATTCAATCGTTTCCATTTGCAACCTTTCAAAAAAAATATTTGATATAATATTCCATGAAGTCAAAATTTACCCTCTAAAAATTTGTAAATGACATAAAAACCCCCACCGCTTAAAAAAAACAATGGGGGAAATAATTTAAAAAATAGCCGCGATTGTTGCAATAGCAGCCGCAATAATCGCTATATTTCTTTCCCATACCAACTTACTTACCTCTTTTTTTAATTCCGTCAATGATTCCTTGCTGCTCTGTAATAAGTTTTGCAGACTCATTAGCTGCATCTTGGCTTCGTCCGATGATGCTTTTAATTCCGTCAAGTCCTGTGTTAACTTGTCCAATTCCGTTTGATATGTTTTTAGTTTGGTCTGAGATTCCGCCAAGTTGTTTTGAGATGTCACCAAGTCGACTGATAGTTGCTGATTGAGATTTGATAATCTGCTCGTAATCTCGGATAGTCTGGCTAATTCTTGATCCGTCACCTGATAATTTCCATCCGCAAAGCACACCGCCGGTAATACCAATAATAAGGCAAATAGAGCCAATGATAAGATATTTTTGCACACTTAAGCCCCTCCTTCAGGTTTGCCTGGGCCGCCTTTATTTTCTTGAACCACCCGGTAAATATTAATCAAAAACATTCCGGCGCCACCGATCGTCAATGCGATAATGATCGGCCCGGCATTAGAACGAAACATAAATATATTTCCGATGGTTACGGCGCTAACAAGTAAACCTATCCAGATTAATCCGATGATTAAAATTTTAGTATGGGTACGAGTTTTCCACATCATGATAATTTTTCCCCTTGTCTTATAAATTGACTCTTGACATCAGCATAAAAAGCATTCGGATCAAATAAATCATTTTTCGGATTCGTTTTTCCATTGCTGAAATCAATCCAACAGAATGGATCGAATGGCCGGTTCAAGGGGTCATATCTGCTATGCGGTTGCAGATAGTCAGGAGTTGGTTTAAATTTATAGCGCAGAATGATATCTACTATCAAATCCAAAACATTCTGATAAATTTCCTTTGTAATAGGTTCACAGGTTTCAATTCCAATTGCGTCTCGATTTGCTCCGACGCAATGATAGGCTTGTTCGTTTTCTGGGATGCACCGAATGATATTCGTAGCGTCCACAAGATAATGGGCGGATGCGAAAGTTTTACCGGCTAACGGCGGATGATTCAAACTTTCAAAATAGTCCCGGTTATTTTTTGCCGAAGCTCCCGAATTGCCCGTCCTATGGATAATAATTTTTTGCGGGCGCAATAAAAAAGCCGGCCTATTTTTGCCGACTGAAATAAGATCTTCTTTAATTGGTATCATTTTATAATTGTCCTCGCTTTCTTTGTTCTTATCTCTTTCCTCCAAACCACGCCCCAGCGGCAGCGGCCAATACTATTCCTCCAATAGTTCCGCCAACTTTGCTAATCCAAATCCATACCGTTTTTTGACCAGCGGAGGTGTCGTTTTCTGATTCAATACTGTCGATACGTTTATTTATTTCTGGAATAGTTTTATCTTCAAGTTTTGTAACCCTGCTATTAGTTTTCTGCACTTGTATTAATACTTGCTCTAATATTCCATTGGTTTTACCTGATTCTTCAATTAATTTAATCGCCCAACTCGGTACCTCTTCCATTTCCATCACCGACTTTCAAGGAATTGTTTTTTACGGCCCTTAACGGCTATTGAATCCATAAGTTTTGAATTTACACGCCCCCAGTCGAACAACCTATTTACCCATATTATAGATTTGCTGTGCCGAAGTTTGAAAAAGCCTGAATACGAGCATAAAAAAACCGCCATTGTAGGCGGCGGCCTTCCGAGTTAACTTTAAGGATTCATTTTAGGAATATTATCTCTTTCCATATAAGCCTTTTCTTGTGGTTGCCCCTGGTCGATTCTTTCTAAAACAAGCCTCATCTTTTTTATATTGCTTTCAGTCGAGTATGATCCATTCATGGCCCAGGCTGTTTCTCCATCCATTTGAACAGTTTTGGTATAATCAGTTTTTTCTAAAGTTTCATTATCATAGTTGTAATATTCTTCCCTAACCCTTAATGTACACTGAATATTACTATAGACCGGAAACGACCAAGAATATTTAATAGTTTGTGTCGGATTCATTTGTTCATCATATTGCCGTTGCTGTCTCCATTCTCCAGTTAAGAAGAAATATTGTTCCTTCACATTATCGTTGTGCTTGATTCCCCTTCCACCGATACAGCCAGAAAACAACAATGTAACAATAATTAATAAAAACATTAAATTAATTTTTTTCATACTTCACCTTCTTACTAAAAGCGGGAAGGGTATTTAATAATGCCATTTTAAGCAACTTAAAGGGGGTTACTAAAATGAAAAAAATTCCCCTTCCCGATATTATTATAACATTATAAGATAAATAAATATAATACAAAATTCTAAATTTACCATCCTCTGTCAGCTATATACTGAACGTAACTAGCTGTTCCCCCGGTTGATAAAGCGGAAGCCGATCCATAAATCATGAGTTGAGTTCTTGTAATATTGCCTATTCTCCCAGAAGAAAACTCATTTCTAGTTCCATTACTAGCAGTCATTCCATAACATCTAACCTGAATCAGTGGCGTACCGATAGCATGTGTTGAGGTGATGGTTCCGGATGCCGTCATTACGTAAGAGGTAATTCTACCATTTATGGCATAAGTAATTATGCTATTTATACCGCTAGTACCTGTAACGCATTCTCCCACCATCAACCTAACCTTATCTTCCCATGCTGTTCCATTATATCTTTTCATTTTAAATTGACTTAAATCGAACCAATGTTGATCGATTGCTGGTGGAATAGGAGCAGTAAGAGAATAAATTGTTTCAAGTTCAGTATAACCACCTGTAATAGTATTAGTCGCTACATCTAAATCAATATAAAGTTGTAAAAATGATTTATTAGCGGGTAAATTAGTCCATAAAGTGGTTGAGCCAGTAAAGCCAATAATGTAATTTATTTCTCCACACGTTAAATCATAACCAGCGGCTAGATTACAAATTACCGGAGCAGTAGGAAGTCCTATTAACATTGCGGATAGACCTGACCACGAAATAAAAATAGCGCCTCCCGAACTGTTATCAACCATACCGCTTATTACAGTTTGCCTTCTTGAACCTGGTTTATTTGAAACTGAAGTTGCTTTCTTCACTGTTATTTTATCATCCTCAAATGCGGTTGCAATTAAATTATTAATTGTCTCTGTGGCGTTATTTGCCGCTTGAGTTGCATTTTGGCTCTGTTGAATTAAAGTCGCTTCCATTCCTGCTGATGTATTATCGAGATTTATCAATCCATCTCCATTGTTGTTCCAGCCCAATATTTTTCCTGGTATTGGCGAAGGAAAACTGTAACCTTGTCCCTGCTCAGATATGCTTGCAGTAACCGAGCGGGAATTTGTTTCATCAAGTTCCTGTGCTATTGCCGTTAATTTATCTAATCCCTTTTCCATGTTCTTTGGATCAAAACTTTGAGTCGAAAGCGTTGTTCCCTGCGTTCTTCCAGTTAAACGGGCAACTGTGATTTTATATCCCGTTGGTCTTGGTTCGCCGGAAGTAGGATATTTAATCCGATTATTATCAATTTCCTTTGTTAAATTCTCGGTTATTTCTACCGTATCACCGGTTGAAATATTCGTTTCATATAATTTTATATCCGAACCATCGGTAGTGAATATTTCGAACGTATACGGCCAATAGATTGTAGTTCCGTTGGTCGTATAAACATCTTTTCGATTTGTGTTTTGAACTGTCATTTTTACCCCTCCAATTTAAAAAAGGAGCCGCTTTTGCGACCCCTTAACGTCTATTTCCCGGTTTCGGAAATACCAGATCCCGTAAATAGAAATCCTCACCATTTACCATGGAATCATAGATATTGCCAACCGTTGTACTTATTTGTTTCGATGGATAATGGAGCCAATAACCTCCGGCCTCGAAACCAGACTTTAATAATTTCTCCGGTTTAATGTCTCCCTGGATAGTACCCGGCAACATCCCAAGGAATTGAGTTGCTTTTGCAAAGGCATCCGCTGAAGGAACTAAATCAACATCGCCCCGGCCAGTCCCAAACATCTTATCTATGGCCGGTGAAATCGCATCACGGGCCAATACAAACGCTCCTGCTGGATACTTCAGAATCGTTGACAGCAACCATTTAACAGTGTCGTCGTCATCATCACCGCCACCACCCCACCGGCCGGACAATAATTCAGAAACCAGTGCGGGCATGAACCACCAGTAAGCGGCGAATGATATAAGCTGACCGTATTCTCCATTCCGTTTGGCCCGTTGGAATGCCTCAATCTGGCGGTTCGCATAAACAGAAAAATAGGAATAAAATTGCGTCAATGCCTTGTACCATTCGGAACCGCGCTGGATTCCGGCCATATTTACAATATCGCCGCTTCCTTGAGTATCCCGTACAACCTGATCGGCGTATCTTATGGCCATTTCATCATTAATCTCTTTGCCGGATTTCATCTGTTGCCCTATATGCTGATTGTATGCTTGAATCCATGAAGGCATTGTAACAGCATAGTCAAACAATCCAGTCAAGGCAAAATAAGTATCCTTAATTTCGTCATATGTTCCGCTATCAATCATCCGTCTTGTTGCATCCCGAATATCCCGATCCCGGTTGTTCATCCGGTTTTTCATCATTTCTGATTTACCGAATACAAAATTAATTTCTTCACCTGCCTTTCCTGTCATAGCTTTATAGTAGAAATCTAATACGCCGCCCAAAGTTCTTGTCGGGCCGATCCGTTCCATGACCGGAATAATCCCGGCAAGCTGTGAAAAGGCGGTCGTAAATTTAATACCCATGTTCACGACCGATGAACCGATCCGGGCCCGTCTTAAAATATTTTCTGCGAAAGCCCACGGCCCAACGGTAGCCATATCCTTGTTATCCCTGGCGATACCTTGCAGCCACGGCCTAAACTGTTTGTAAACCTCATCGCTCATAGTTTCTTTTATCACTTTAGTAACCCGTCCGCTATTTAATACCTTGTCCACATCCCGAATTCCATTACTAAATGATACCGAATGGATAACGGTAGCTAAATGATTATCAATAACCGATAAATGTAAATCTAATGGTCTACCTACTACGGCCTGGACGCGTTGCTTTTCAAATCCTCTACGGGTAGAAGGTTTCAAATAACTAAGGTTAAATAGTTCCTTAATGCTCTCTTCTTCGGCCTGCCGAAATGCCTTTTCGTTTTTACTCGGATCATAAACTACCGGGTAATAACCGCCGCGATAATCACCATATTTTGTATTGACAATGCTTGCCTCAATCTTTATTGGCTCCACTCCGGTCCGGGTCTTTTTGTCCTGGGCGATTTGCGGCCAGTATGAATCAATGAAATCCCAGACATTTTGGACAAAGTCCCAATCATTTTTATCCAAAACCTGATCAAAGATATCTTGAAACATATCTTCTGAAGCTAAATTTTCCTGATTCTCCGTGTCGTAGTAGGAATCAACCAGCCGCTGCCGGTTGCCTTCATTCCCCCAATTCAAGGCCATAGCCAAGACATTTTCCTTGGTGAGCCCGCGGGGAAATAAATCTTCAGTCCCTTTTATGCTTATTTTTTTTCTGGCTAATTGGCTGGTATCATTGCCATAATAGTTCCGGATAATATCGGTTAACTTTTCTCCGGCTTCCCGGCGCATTTTATATTCCTTATCCAATCCGCGGAGCATCGGGAGAACAATATAATGCCACGCTGGACCTTGATCTTTGTAACCATCCAGCGCCCTTGCAATCCATTCTACTTTTTGATGAGAAGCAACAAATCCCCGGCCCCAATGTTTTGTCATTTCCCCCGGCGCTTTATTGGGATCATAATTTTGCGGGAACAATCTTTTATTCTGTTGCATACTTCCAACCATATCTTCAATAATCAAATCAAGGTTTCGCTGTTGTTCATCCGTAAGCAGCTTCTTTTCATTCCGGGCGACAGTGTCAATATTTTTAATCGCATCAACCACGTCCCGGAGTTCTGAAAGGGTTAAATCCTTATATGGCTTTTGGATTGTCTCATCAGCGATAAAATCAGGAATTGCCGCCTCATCATATTCTTCCCGGGCCTTTATCCAATCAGCTAAAGGTTCTTCCTGGGTTACGGCATTTGGACCCTGCAAACCGAACCGACCAAGAATATGATCGATTTGACCCAGATGCTCTTTGGCAATTTCCGGGCGTTTATTCTTTTGCCATTTTTCGATATATTTAAACGCCCTGTCAACCTCTTGCCGGACCTTTAGCGCCTCCATTGCAAGGGCATGATTCAGCATTCTTTGATCGGCATATTGGGCGGCAGTCCTGATATCCTTTTTAGCATATGACTGGGATTCTTTAACCGCCGCATTCCGTTCCGCTGCAAAGTATGCGGTTGCCGCCGCCGCTTCCCGGTAGTTTTTATCTGCTATCGTTGTTTTGGCGTATCTTCTTGCAGCTTCCGCCGCAATCCTGGCCCGTTGCATATTCCACTGCTTTTTGTTTGCCTTGGCATTCTCCTGATGAATCAGATCCGTCAACATTTCCCGTTCCATGGCTAATGCACTGAGTTGTTCATCATTATGGAGTGCTCTTTCGGCCATAAATTGCAGTTCCTGGGGAGAATCCTTCAATTCCCCAAACTGGGACATATGAACCGCCAGCCGATCATTAACCTCCTCTGAAAAATTTCTAGCGCCCATGATATCTCTTGCCAGCTGATCGCCTGATGAATAACCAAACGCATCGGCAATTGCTTCCCACCTGGCGATACCTTCATTAGTTATTTCCCCATTTTGAAGATACCGTGAGGCCAAATCCTTAACATCCTTTTGCATCCCGAAAGTCTGTTTAATGGCTTCCATGACTTGATAAATGGGCGACTTGGCAACTTCTTCTTCGATAATGGGCGTAACCCGGTCCCGTTCGGCTTGAAGCAGTTCTTCATGACTTGGTTTTAGCTCGTCCATTTGGGGCTTTAAAAGAGCCTCCACTGCCATTTCGTGGGCCTTGGTTTTAAGGTCCCGAAGCTTTTCGAGAGCATCCGAAGTGGCACTTTTCTCATCGATGAAGTCCATTAAATAACCGTCCGCTGCTTCCCGTTCCTGGATTTCATCCTCGGTCGCCAGCATTCGGTCCATAACGCCCCGGACCTCATCCGACAGTTGAACATTCAAACCGGATACACTTTTGTAAATCCGAGTTAACCAACGCCGGAAGGCGGCAAAGGCTTTCCTTAGACCTTCGCTGGGCGCTTTCCCCTCCATCAAATAAGACTCAAATCCTCGGGCAAATTGTTCCTGCTGGTCAGTTGTAAGCTTGTCCTGATCGCCCTTAATCGCTAGCCAATTCGATAGTGTCTTCCAGTCCTTCATATAGTTTTCGTCAGCCTGTCCGGACTTTACATATTGAAAGGTGTCCTCTAAAAACAAGTGCGATGATTCATGTAAAAACGAGCTGGCATCAGCTTTTGAAAACAAAGTAATAATCGATTGGTCCGGATTAATTTGAACATTGGCTCGAGCATCCTGATAATATTTATTAATGACTTTTACGGCATTGTTGTCAAAAATAACATAATTATGAGATCCTTCACCGTCTTTTCTGCTTGTAGCATCTAAATACTTGATTCCTGGAATGTCATGAAGGTTTAAATATTTTGAGGCTTTTTCTTTGGCTTCCTCTTCAAATAAATCTTTTTCATTGATATAATAATCAACTAATTTGGTATATAAATCCTCACCGGTCATTGAATCATAATTTTTAAAAAGAGAGGGATATTCAGAAGCAATACTTTGGATTCCTTTTTTTACTTTATCGCTTTGATCAGTTAAAGATTTATCCCAATCCAAAAAATCTTCTTCGTTTGGTGTTAATGATACTTCAAACAATTTACCTTTGCTTGATTCTGGTGATTTAACATTATCTTTTATAAATTTTATTAACGAATCATCGATATCATAATGCTGTTTTATATATTCTTTTGAAGTATCAACTACTTCAGCCAAAAAAGCTCCTAAATGTCCACCTAAATCCCCATTATCGCTGTTCCTGTTCCGTTCATATGTACTAATTAATTTATTAGCTTCATCAAAATGTTTATCATAAAAATCATCAAAATACTTTTCGTAATCTGGGAAATTGTGATCTTGGCTTAGTTCCTCTCTATACCAATCGGCTATTTCCTTTTTCCCCGCAAAATACAACCCCCAACCATAAGCCTGCTGTCCTTCACCACTTCCAATATGATCGAGCATAAACTTTTCAAAGTCATGGGGTGAACCATGCCAGGCGTTAGTCTGATATAATAAAGAACCCGGCTCTTTTGATTGAGTCGGGTTTATTGATTCTGAAGATCTTCTTTCGGGATTATTCTGACGTGAGTTATTTTCCCGAATTTCCCCTCCGCCTGCAATTTCGTAATGTAATCCGGGAGGTTGGTCCCCGCGGCTCGCAGGTCGAATACCTCCGGAGATTTGTTCTCGTTTGTTGTTTTCAAGGGCTGCGTCTGCTGATCTAAGTTCTTCGCCATGTCCGACACCGAAGGTCACTCCTTTTAACTTAATTTTTCGTCCGTTATTATCTTCTACTTCGATTATACTATTGTCTAGAGCATTTTGCAATTTCTGGGATTTCGCTTGTGCTTCTTCCAATGAATTCGATTGAAACGTAAACTCATCCCCGCCAAGACGGAACACAGGGCCAATATCAGCTTTTTGAGTCAAATCTGAAATTGCTTTTAGAACTTCATCCCCGGCTTCGTGCCCCATAGAATCATTAATGAACTTGAAGCCATTTAGATCAAACATCGTTTGAAACGGTAACCTCGTTTCAGGATTAGACGTGGCCATTTCATAAGCTGCCCGATTATATAATCCGGTCAAACGGTCACTATAAACAGCCTTTACCAGTTCCTCCGGTGTCATCTCTTTTACTTTGGCTTTGAGCTGATCATCAAAATTTATCTGTTGAGGAACTTTGCTTTGGTCAAAAGAAAAACCCTGGTTTTCACCAAGGTTCTTATTTAGTCCTGATTTTTTTTTCGCCTCGGATTTATTACCTCCGAGGTTTACCATTTCGCGTACATTTCCGGTATCCGAATCATACGTTATAATACTGTCATAGCCTTCTTTTTTAATAGCGGCAGTTAGTTTCTTTCCGACCAAGCCCTTATACTTTTGGCTTAAATCAGTTTTCCATCCGCCATGCCCAGTAGTTTTATATTCCATGATAAGAGGATTTTCAAAACTGATGTTACCATATTCATAATTAGGTAAAGCAAACCCAGGAATCGGATTATCATTGAACCCCATGTATTCTCCGGTAGGCTCGATGTCTTGCCCAAATTGTGATCCCATATAAGGTGATTTTTCAAGATTACGATAATAAGGGATGGTTTCTCCGTTTTTAATTCTTTCGATTTGAGTCATGTCAAGGTTATTCGATGATTGATTCAAATTTCCTTCTTGTCCTAACCTGTTATTACCCATTAATCGATCAATCTTGCCTTTTAAATCATTTATCCCTTTAATTGTGTTTTCTAGTTGAATAAACTCATTGTTTCCGGGGATATTGTCCGTATCTTCTGAATATCCTTCTTTAAGTTGTTTAATAGCCAATTCCCGCAATTCTCTTTGCGAAGGTTTACGACCATTCTTGGTATAAAAATCCCGATACCATTTAGGGTTATTGCTCTGCCTCCCAATCCGATTAATCACATTACCCAATGCATCAGTAATTAAAGAACCTTGTTGAACTCCTTTTCCGCCAGATTCATTCAAGTATTTAATCTGTTCATTCAGGATTTTGTTATATTGTTCCTGGATTCCTTTTTGAATCTGTTCGACGGGCTTGTTTTGAGCGGCCAGAGTTTCAATAAAAGCTCTTTCGTTATCATTTAGTTTTCCAAGTATATCGGGGCTGACTTGATTTGGCATAAAATCAACATTATAAATCTCCGGTTGCATCATCCCCATATATAATTCGAGTGGGTTTACTTGCCGCCGGGATCCTTCGGCTACCATCCGGGAAGCAAATACCTGGGCCGAATATTTAGCCTCTCTTTCACTTCGGCCGGCAGAAACCAATTTATCTTTGATATCGTTATAAATCGATTCATAATTGGTATTCTGTATCTTAGCTTGCTTTTGTTCTTCTTCAATGGCCTTTTTAACCCGTTCTTCTTCGACTGCAGCCTGATTCAAAGTAAGACCATCTGCACTAAATTTGATATCGCCTTCGAGTTTTTTATATATCGGAGTCTTGGCGGTCTTTTCCAGCCAAGTTGCATAGGGAATAGAAAGAGGCTTCCCGGTCTGGGTAGCCTCTTGTAATTGGTCGTTGATTCCTAATTCCTTGGCAACCTCCTGAACAACCAACCCCGGGTCGGTCCCTTCCGGAGCCATCGACTGCATGAGGGCAACAAAGGGTTCAGGATCAATATAAATGTTTTCGAGTTTTCCCCCTTGGGTACTGGCTTCCACAAGAGTGCGCCAGGCTTCCGGCAATCTATCTAGATACTTAGACTTTGCGGCCATCTCGCCGGTTTTCTTATAAATATCCGCATTATCTTTGGCTTCATTAATAGCAGCGTTGGTTTCGGCGTGGGGAGTCTCTGGCTGCGCCAAATTATTTAACGCAATAACCTGACTTCGGTTCGGGGTCCTTCCAGTCTCAATAATAGCCTGCGCCATTTGGTGGGCATGACTTGAAAAAGGCAATCCCATGGCATGCATTACCGTAGTCATGGCAAAAGCGCCATAAGCGTCTGATTCCGCTTGGGGTACGCTAATAACGCCGTTATCTCCAAAGAAAGGCATATCCGGTTGGTAAAGAGTTTTTTTGACCGCCTGAGTTAATGGGGTTGTAATAACTTCTTGGACTGTTTCTTCCGCAGTATTCTTTAAAAAATCCCATCCGGCTTTTCCAAACTCTTTGACAATATTCTTAATCCCAGCCTGTACAATTTCCTTCGAGCCGGTCATAGCGATATAGTCCCGGACAAAAGGCAGCTCCGTAACCATTTCAACACTACCGCCATATAAACCATAAGCGGCCTGTTGAGATACGCTAGCCCCCTCTTGTTTCGCTTGTTCAGCATATTGACCGACAGACTGCACGCCAAAGGGAATCATATCTTTTATTGATTTCAGTAATAAAGAAGCTTCCCCGCCTAATGTTGGAGCCTCTGCCGCCCCTCCGGTCATAGCACCCATCAGCACAGTGGGCACCATATTGACAGTTGCCGAACCACCTATATAGGCTAATTTCTTTACACCTTTCATTGCCTGGCTTTCTTGTTCGGCAGTATCCATAACGGCTTGACTTTCAGCGCTCCGTTCATTCAACCATTTAACGACACTGTTATTTGATCCAAAAATTGCTTCAATAGGCAAACGACCTAAACCATACATCCCCTGATTAAATTGGGCGGCCCCGGAATAGGCCATCTGTTTCACTGTTTCCCACCAAGAAGGTTGCCTGGAACCAATCGTTGTATTTTTATATTTATAGTCTGGCCCAATAGTAGAACCGGGATATACTTGTTTGATATTCTGAAAGTGCTGCTCTTGTGTCGCTAATTCCGGAATCAAATCTTTTGCAGTGGCCATATTCTTGGGATCGCTCAAAAACTGTGAGAGCGTCGGATACTGTTTTGCAATGCCATCCCAATCTATGGAAGAACTCTTTTTATTATTGAACGCCTCCGCTACCTGCTCCCGCATATCAGGATCAGTCATAAAATATTCAGCGGGAATGCTTAAATCATTGGACATCTTAACATCTTTAACCGCCTGGTCTGGCGTAGTCTGTTCAGCAACCATAGCGGATTGCCGCAAACTATTGGCAGTATCTTCACCCATATTTCTGACTTCGGGGGGAATATAATTATTGCTATCCGGTTTGATCGCAAATTCATCTAATACTTCATTAGTTTCTGCCCCGGTTAAAGGTGCCGATTTAGATGCAGTGCTGGGGCTAACATAACTATTTGTCCCAAACTCTTTATTGAATTGGTCCTGTTCATCTTCTGTTAAGGGAATACCCGGCATTCTTATCACCTCATTATGGGTTATATTTCATTAAGTTACCGTTTTCGTCTCGGTAAACCCAGGCACTAAGTTTTTTCGACCATTGAGCATCCGGGGGAATATTAAACCTGTGATCTGTTTTATTGCCTCCTAATGGCCCTAATTTCCATTTACCAGTTATGGTCTTAGTTAAAGCATCCTGTAGTATTTTGTCCTTTTCTTCCGATGTTGGGGGACGTTTATTCTTAAATTGAAAATCGCCTGCAACCCCTGAAACATAGTCCCAAAACTTAGCCTGCTGGTCACTGTCTTTAATACCACTCTTTTTCAATAATGCCGCCCCATCTGTGGCTAAATTAAATTTGTTGTAGGGTGAAGTACCGACCGTCCCCATAGAATCCATGGCCTTCCAAAATGTTTTCATATCGTCGAAACTGATCCGGCTTCCATATTCCTTAAGCATCTCTTGTCTATTGGCAATTTTTCCGGCTTTGATTTTATCGTATAGTTCATACCAGGCTGCCGGATCCGTTTTTATCCCCTGGCCCGCTTTGGTGAGTTCCGGATAAAGCTGCTTGGCAATTGTGAGCAAACTTGTTTTTACCTGTAATTGGTCAGCGGTCTTTTGCGGCAGGGTATTAATGTATTTTACTGCCGTCAACCCGTTCCCGGCTCCTTCAACATTCTTATAATAATAATCAATTTGGGTATTAATAGTAGCCCGTTTTTCTTGTTCACGCAAATTATAGGTCGAATGATAGGTATCCAGTAATTCTTTTTGCTTTTCCGGCGTTAAACTAAGATTTTTGATATACTTATCACCCGAGGCTAGGTTTTCGCCATATTTTTTGAGTAAATCATCTGATATTGTTGTTTGTTTGGCACCCCAGTCACCGGCATCAATTTTAGTTTTAATGGTATCGGCGACATCACCCGGCAGATAATCTTTGACTTTATCAAATAACCCCTGGGCTCCCTTATAATCTTCCTTTTGGAACAATGATTCAAAGGCCTTTAAAGCCGCTGCGCCGGAAGACGCCTGTTGATTAAATTTAATACTATCCGGTGTATCTCCGTTATAATCCCCCGTTACCTTGACAATGGCGTTGATGTTTGCAATGGAATCTACCAACGAATACGGGTTACTTGCAGCATCTTTGATTTTCTGATTGATATTATCCTGCGTGGTTTGTTCCCGGCTGGCCTGCCCTTGCTGCGCCTCATGCCTGACTACCATATTCATATTGGAATCGTACATGCTTTTATAAAGCTGATCAAACTGGGTTTGTTGCTCTTCCCCCGGTACCATCCGGGAATATTTTTGCCGGATCTGTTCAATCTGATCTTTAAAATCTTGGGTTACGCCGTTGGCGTTTGCTAAAGTCCGGTTCATAATTCCCACTGGACGGCCATTTTCATCAGTGTCCTGACTATATAAAACGCCATCAATTTCTTGCCGCATTTGAGTTTCGGCTTCAAGAACTTTCTGAGTATCTTTCTGTTGTTGGAGCTCCTTTGCTCGTTGTTGAAGAAGCTGACCAATATTTGAAGTCGTTTGCCCTAATTGCTGGTTTGCTTGGGCGATATTTACACCAAAGGCATCCGGATTCGGATTAATTGGTTGGATTTGTGCTTGACGTTCATAAACAGGTACTTGCATAAAGATCACCCCTTAATCGCGGTAAATTCCAGGCGCTTGATACTTCGACTTTCTTGTAATATAAGCCGTCGTTTCGTCATCATAATCATTGACACCCTTAGTACTGCTTGTTTTCCCTTTGCTTGTCTTTGCCCATTGATTCCAGCTATCCGCCACTTGGGTTGCCGTACCCATTAAAGTATTCGCCGCATTAATCTTCGATGCAGTTCTGGCGTTCTTTCCCGCTTGTCTTGCCTGGAAAGCGTTAACATTTGCGTTATACTTAATCAACAATTCATCCAAAGAGGATTTCTCCAACGTATCATAGGAAATATCTTCGGCAGTAGCAGAATCTAACGCCATCCCGTTCGCCGCCATAGCCGCCTGCTGTGAGGCAAGGGTCTGCTGTCCTTGTTTCTTAACTGCTTTTGCCTGTTCATCTCCTTGCTGCAATATCTGATCGGCTTGGAAATTATTCATATCCTGCTGCATCTGGCCCTGTTGCAATTGAGAATAGGCGCTATAAAATCCACCTATCATATTGGCTGCCGACCCAATGCCCTGCAACGTTCCAGTATTTGTAAAAACGCCTCCCATATTCAGCGCCTCCTAATTTCGAAATGAAAAAAATCAATCCCGTTAATCTTGGTCATCAAGTCAAACTTAGCGCCTAACCATTTTAACCAACGGATTGATTTGGTATAGCGGCCATCCACCCAGTTTTCTAGAACCGGGTACTCCTTTAGAAATAAATCAAGATACGGAATACAAAGTTTTTTGATGAATGATACTTTCATCCGTTCTATTTCTTCACTGCCCAGCAGCCAGACGGTTGCTGTCTGCCCAAAAAGAGATTTTGGAGCGGCCCCAAACATGGCAATTACCCTTTCGTTCAGTAACAGCGAGTATCGGAATGAAGATAATTTAAAGGAAGTTGCCAATGCTTCTTCCGGATCCGGTGCTCCCATCGTCAATACTTCCAATTTATCAGGCTCCCGTATAGAAGGCGATAACGCTGAAGTGTCTTCGAGAGCTGCTTCTCTAATTACAATATCCATTTCTTTTCCTTTTTAATGTTCCTCCGGTTCCGGCCTGCAAATAAAGTCATCATTTTCGGCCAAAGTATGCAGAGTATGTTCTTGTATAGCAGCCAAGGCTGCAGCGCTCATGAATGTATCACAATCATAAACGGTCATTGTTGACCCATCGCTTTTGACATTGCAAATAAAAAGATAATTGTCGATATCATTGAAATTATCTTCAATCCACTTTATTAAGGCTGTTTTTGCCTCCGGATAAATCCGTTTCACGTTATTTTCCAACTTATTACCCTCCCATCGTCACATCCGGAATAATTGCCAAAATTGTCACAGGAAGCGGATCACTTTGTCTAAAACAAATTCTGCCACCTTTGGTATAACCGCCATCTGCTAATGATTCATCATATTCCCCAGAATAAAGCGGTATTGGAGTTCCACTTGGCTGGCCTGAATATTGATTGACCTCTTTCATCTTATCAAAATTGGCTCCGATGTATCCGCCTCGGCTATTTTCAAAAATAAGTGTCACATTTGATATTTTTACATTCCGGGATTGAATTGTTCCATTATTTGTTGCGAAATCGACATTTAAAGTTTCGAAGTCGGAAACATAAGGTAATCCAATGCAAACCTTAGAAGCTTCTCTTGATAAAGTTATCTTTCCATTGGTAACCATCAATCCTTTTTCTACATAACCATCCGCTAAGACGTTAACTGTTTTGCCTTCTAAATGATTAAGCCCGGATATTTCATCTGCTGGAACTCCTTTATATTTCAGCCAACAATCCAGGAAGGTACAATCTGCTGGGTCTGTCGATGGCAGGCGATCCGGTAATCGTTCAACATAGCGTTTACCATCACGGTTAATGATGAACCATACTTCATCATATCCATTGCCCGGAATAGTACACACTGATTCATAAAGGCCATCGGTTTGTATCGGTGTGCAACCTAAAATCTGCTGTTCTTTCAGATAAGTCATTGCCACCATGGAACCATCATTGAGAATAATCCAAATAATATGATCCGGTTCCTGCTGATAAGCCATTTCAACAACCGTTTTCCCTTTAAATAAATGATTTGCAAATATCGATATATCATCTCCTATATAGCCATCCGATTCATAGGAATATCCGATATCTTGCACAATAGTACCCATTGGCTGAACATATACAGCCCGGTTTTTAATGACAACAGGATCGGCAAGAGAACATCCGGAATGACCATCACACCGCTGCCTTAAAGATGTTGGTTTAATAATCCCATCCGACGAACCCGGCCCTACATGCCATTCGGAATCTGAAGTCAAAGCCATAACATCGCCAAGGTCAACCATGTTTCTAATAGCATTGACCTTCCGTGAAGTCAAATAATTTGTAATGCTATCAGTATCTTGTAAAGTGCCATGACTAATAAAATTATTATAGTCACCGGTTGTCGACATCCAATACCCTTGTGGGTCCGATGGTGTATTTCCAAATACTAATTTATCCTGGCAAAACATAACCGATGAAGGCCATCCCCGATAACCGGACCATGCTCCTTCCGCCCAATCATCTGTCACGGTTGTAGCTGCTAATGTTGAATATACCGTGGCACTCACAACCGTACTGCTTGTTACGGCAGTTATTTTGACACAGCCATATTGATCACCGTTATTATCGATATGGGTTCCAATTCTCCACCAAGATCCAACGTGACCCGGATCAAAAATAGCCGATGAAGCTGTTAACGTGATGTTGCCGGTTGCAGCGCTGGGGGTTATTGTAGTGCTGGTGGCGTTGGCTCTCCGGTAGGGACCATTCTTAAATTCATACAAACCAATTGACCAGTTGGTATGTCCCGATCTCGTCAGTGTCCGGGGTGCATATTTTGGATGGACTAAAAAAAGCACGTCGGCCGATTGAGTAAACTTGATAGATGATAAATCGGCTTCGACAAAAGGTGACGTTATTTCGTATGGAACATTATTTAAAAGAATCTGGCCGCCATCCATGAAAAACCGGAAATACTGATCCCCAAACTCTATTGTATATGCTTGTTCTATTGAAAACTCAAAAGGAATAATCCTTGACCTTTTTGAATTGTCTTTTGTTGCTGCAATGAATTCAGTTCCCGGCCTATTAGAGGTACCCCCGTGGGGATGAACAATCCAATTCTTTAATGCTTTGCAAGCAGTGGCATATCGCTGCAAATCAGTCCGATAACTGAGAGAAGGGGATATTTCACCCCCGGTAAAAGAAGGCTGTAATAAATCCATCCCCATAGGTTCATCCCCTTGCTTTTAAAAGACTTGATGTTTGTTTCTGAGTTTGATACCCTTCAGAAGCATTATTAACAGAGGCTTTATCAATAACCCGTAAATAAGTGTTCATTAAATCTGTTGAAAGAGAAGCGTTTCCCGTTAATGGTTTCGCTAAATTTGCGCCCAATTTCCACGAAAAAGCGTCCACAAAAGAAGCGTCGAATATTGTAGTATCAGTTATGTTTGCGGTATATCTTATATAAGCAGAATCAAGATTACAAAGGATCAACTTTTTGCTTGAAACGTTTGAAGAAACAACCTCATAAGGCGGCAATTCATCTGAATTATAAGTTGCCTCATTAAATATTTTTCTTATAGCTTCACAACTTTTAGGGTAAACATATACATAATCCCAACCAAAAAAAGTTTCACCATCGACAGGTGCTAAAGCTTCAATTCTTCTTGCAAAGCTCCAATCATAATCTCGAAGGATCGCTTCTTTTGTAGGGTTGAATTCAATTTTACATTTTTCTGCGGCGCCGGCTTCATCGATCGAAGAAATCGATTTTTCTCCTAAACGGGATAAAGCCAGATTGCAGATATCAACTACAGAGGCCATGGAAATTCCTCCTTAAAAAGAAAGGGGCGACTATGCGCCGCCCCCTGTTAGTAATTCAATGAGTCCAGCTTTGTTAATGCTCGCAGGATAAGCTATACCCTTTTCATCAAGTAAAGCCTTGAGTTCATTGTTGGTTTTTCCGATGAGTTCCGGTGGAATGTCTGATTCATTGTTCTCCGGTATAACACTCTTTAAAATATTAATCAGTTGCGCCGTACTTGCATTGGATGGATATTCAATCTTTTTTTCGTCCAGCAAGTTACGCAATTCAACATTGGATTTGTCATCCAACTCTTCTGGTTTAGATGGTTCTTTATTTTCATTAACCACGGGGCCTAATTTTATATATTTAATAATTTCAGTCCCGTCCGGATAGGTAAAATGCTTCATTTCCGGCATTTTTAATTCCTCGGGTGTAACATTATGGATAATTTCACCGATTTTATCCCAGTGTCTTCCCCGAAATCCATAGGATTTGTTTTTTACTTTAATATCCATACTCATTACCTCCTAAGATAGCATAACGCTCGTATCGAGATAGGCATCAACCTTTCCAGCGGTAAAGGCTTCCGTTGCATTGTCATAATATACCCTGATATACCTTTCCAAGCCTTCCGGCAACCGCATTTTGACCAAATTTTTTCCGGCAGTCAAAGCAGCTACTGCAAAGATTTGGCTGGTAAATAAATTCGTAGGCGTAGTAAAGCTGCTATTATCATCAGTTTGCAACTGAATGGCTAATGTTCCAGTACTATTAGCGGAAGCAAAAGCGGTTTCAACATTTACTACAAGCCATAGCTCTTCGATTGCCCTTCCTGGTGCTAGAGTATCAACATAGGGTTGAGTTAAACACGCAGAATCCACTGTTATTGCTTGAGCATCGGAAAAAACTAACATGGCATCTAGCATTTATATCATCCTTTCGATCTTAAAATTAATAGGCGGTCTTTTAAGACCGCCTATTTTTACGCTACAACAGATTCACTATCCAGCAATTGGTCAAGGCGACCAATCGGAGTTCCCATAAAAGAAAGACGTTTACGCACGATGTTGCCAGCAGTCGTAAAGTCTTCCATTGACAAAAACAAATTATTCTTGTTGAGTAGTTTCATCTTCAAGGCGGTATGAACGTGTTTACGAGCATAGAAGCAAAGTTTAACACCTTCCATACCTTCTTCCGGAAGACGATCCATAGCTTGAATCATTAATTTGAGCAAGTTACAGCTCGTATCGGTAGCGTCTCCGGCGGTCGCTAAATCACTCTTATCAATATTGGCAATCCGAATCGCAAAGCGCCAATCCTCAACGCAGATACCGTTATACCAAGTATGATAAGAACGAACTACTTCCCGTTTTTTACCGTTCACTTCCTTAGTTACCCGGCCAAGATCTTCCATTTTGTACATAGGTTGAGTACCTTGAGGATATAAGCAATGAACCGTTTCGGGACTCCAGCCAATTAACCACATGCTGGTATTGTCGGTTCCGGTTCCACCACCTGATAAAATATTGTAGCCAATATTGGTTTCCGAGGTAGACATTTTAGAATATCTTGGAGCAAAGCCATGGATTTTTTCAGGTGTTTTCGTTGCATCGGCGTAAATCATAGCAGCTGCCATTGTTTTACTAAGACCGGATATAAACGCTTTTTCTTTGTTGAACCTCCAACCGGCATCCAGGTTATTTTGCTTCCACATTTCATAGTCGATTTCAGAATAAGTCCCCAACATGCCGCAAGTGTCTGCCAACGCTTTGGCCCCAAATTTTTCATCTTCGAAACCATCATTAAACTTAAACCATTGGCCGGACGGCTCATCCGTCATCTGATGAAACACATGCTGCGTACCATTATTGCATTGTACATGTGGAGCATCCCAAAGGATTTCATTTGATTCATTAAGAACCTCGACAATTTTGGTATCGATGCTATTATCGGGATTCTTTTGCCTTGCAATATCAAGCAAGGTTAATACCTCATTTGCCATTGTAAACGCCTCATTTCTTTAAAAATTATTTTTTGGGAAGGGATTTTGCATAAAACTCTTCCAGAACTTCTTTGTCTGATTTAACGTGAGTTTTTGAACCTTCTTCAAGATGATCTTCCGCTAGTGCATGTCCTCCATTAATCATCATTTTCACAATCCCAGGATGATTAAAAAGGCCCATTTTGTCCATAAAGTCAGCAGTTTCTTTGTCAATAAATTGATCGCGGAATTTGGCCCCGAATATCTTCTCTTTGTCCCAGTTATTGCCGTATGCTTTAAGGGTTTCATCCTTCCAGCCTTCGGTGGTCTTATTCCATTCAGCCTCGTTACTCTTCTGGACTTCTTTTAAATAATCACCTTCGGCATTGACAAGTTTCTGAGCCTGCTCGTTCGTCAAGTTAAGTTCTTTGAATAAGCCTGTAACCTTTTCGGTGTTAGCCTCATTCAAGACCATTCCTTCAGGAGCGGTAAACTCATACTTTTCTGGCACGCCTTCGGGTTTTTCCGGTTCTTTTTTTTCCGGATCTGTTTTTCCAGGATCCTTTGGCGGATCTCCCGGTTTCGGTTCTGGTTCTGTTGGTTTTGGCGGATCGGCGGGAGTTGGTTCCGGTGTCGGCGGATCTGCAGGTGCCGGGTTAGGGGCAGGGGCAGGAGCCGGATTTGGATCAGCTGCAGGCGGATCACCCAATAAAGAACCGGCATGATGCTGTAAATCAATGTGTGTTATGGCCTGTACGGTGTCATCCTGTGGGCCATTGAAAGAGTCAATCATTGCATAAATCCTCCTTAAAGTTTTTCGTTAATAAATACCAAGTCTGTTTCCAATCGACTAATCATTTGGTCTATCTTTGCAATTAAAAACTCCATCTCGTTACTAGATGGAGCCTTTTCGGAAGCGTCATTGGGATCTACTGGTCTAGGTAAAAACAATTTACCGTTAATTGAATTCGTCACGCTCTGAGCAGAAACTAAAATGGCCATTACTTTTTCTAAACGTTCTCTAAGAACTGGTTCTTTAGGAACACCAGCTGTACATTTACTATCACTTTGATTCATTAACAACATTCCTTTCCAAATTTACTTTTTAGAAGTTCCCTCGACATTACGTTTTTCTCTGTCCGTCTTGCGCTTAAGGCTCCATAATAAAGCCTCATCCAGCTTGGTAATCATCATGCTGGTTTCGCGGCATGGAACACGCTGGTTAAACACAGTCAATACATCTTTGGCAAATTCAATAACGTCATCAATCTGGCAGCCATTAACTCCAACCTCTTTAATAGGACCGCCTTGACCGATGAAAGTAACACTTCCATCGTTGATTATAATATAAGGTTTATACTCTCCATTTGGAAACGGGTAAGCCCTTTCGCCTTCTTTTCTTGTTAAAGATGTTGGATGGTCGATTCGATGATAGGCCTCTTCGAAAATATCTTTCGGGCTCCAAGAAACATATCCATCTTGATAACCAACCTTATACCCTTCTCGATTTGGGTCTTCATTTTCTGGAATAGTCCACCCTCGAAACTTGTTGTAATCGCCTAAATTCATTGGCTCTGCATCGATAATTTTTGTTCCTAAATATTTTTCCATCAATTTTCCTCCTCTTGTTCTTTTAATGCCTTATCCTCTCGATACATTTGATCGAGGGACTTAAACCCGCTTACGTCCATAATCTCTTTTTGCAGACTCTTTCCTATAAACTGTTTTCCCCATTCATAAACATCCCGGCTGTTTCCCATAAATCCGGTTTCAAAAGTCATGGCCTTGTTAAGCCATTTCCAAATAAAACGACGACCCCGCGGATCTGAAAGAATCCATCGAAGGTCGTCTTGTTCTCGCTGTAATTTTTTTTTGGATCGTTCCTCTTGCTTCTTCACCTGTTCGGCGGTTGCTGTTTGATTCACCGCTGCGTACCACCTCCCATTAAGGCAGTTAAGGCATTATTACTGCCAAGGTCTGCGCCAGATAACGTTTTAGCGCTATTAGCAACCTGATCCAAGGCTTGCATTTGAGCCGCAGCCTGCTGCGCTTGATGTTTTTGTTGTCTAATCTTTGCGACATCCTCATCACTTCGAACAACCTTTGGAGGCGTACCATTCATTTCTGCAATTTGGTCTACTGCTTCATCGGCATCGAACTTATCAACTACATCCGGATAAGCTCCGGCTATTGACATTACAAAAGTCGCAGTCTGTTGAATGGTTGTAATGCTTGATGCTTTTTGGGCCATAGCCAGCAATGAGGTATATTCAATCTTTAACTCCATACCTTGAATTTCTTTTGGGGGTTCCGGCAATCTTCCGACACGATTTGCAATATTAAATGTTCTTTCCATGCCGGGGTTTAACCCTTCTCCAAATATCCGTTCCAACACTGGACCAAGAATTTGCATTTTTTCCTGCTTCAATTCAATGATTTCAGTCGCCGTTTTCCTCGGATCGTCCAGTGTTGATTGAAGCATCAAAAAGATATCAGTATAAAACTTAGCTTTAATTCTGCCCTCAATAGTTGATATTCGTTGTTCTATTTCCTGCAAAGGTGGGCTGATTTGATAGACCGGGATAATTTTTTGGTTTTCTGTTTGTCCGTAAGTAGAAATACCTCCAGGTAATGCATTAACCATATCAGTACTAGAAGATTTTTGAACTGGTGGATTGATAACTTTATCTAATGCAATTAAATATTGTTCCTCTGCTGTCTGTAGCTCTCTTGAATCTCCCAATCCTCTGCGCCCAGGATTATTCTTCCCATATATGTCATTAGCAACAATATCCCATCTGGGAGCAATAATCGGAAATTCTTGATAGCCTCCAATTCGCAAATATGTATCTGCCGTACTTCCAGGCTCCCAATAAATAGAACGATATAGCATATTCTTAAAATCTTTACGGCCTTCGATTCTATCATCATTTTCTTCGATTAAGTGATATGCAGAAAACATAGTCGTAAATGTGCTATTGTCATAAGCTGTTTTTACTGACTCCGAAACATTATCTATACCAAATTTACGCACCATCTGTAAGGCGTTCATTTGAATGATTCTAGCGAATGAATTGACTCGACCATCTGCGCCGGTTCCTAAGTAATATTCCCCGGCAGTAAAACACCGACACCGAATAGTAGTCTTGTAATCTTCTTCAATAATCACCGCAGCAGTTCCAAACGTTCCAAGTTCTTCGTAAAGGGAATACATCACATCGTAAAAATTTGATTTCGCATAAATATCAAATAAAATCTGCTGAACATCATCCAAATACATCCTAACAGCTTGATATTCTGACAGATCAGGGTCTGAAACTCCCAATCTAAACCATGGAAGCGCAGGAGAAGTTAAGCCGCCTCTCATTCCTGCAGCAAGGGTTTGAACGGAATCTGTCGGCGTTGAATTCAGTAATATCTTATAATCAATTCCAACATTCGGATCATTCGTAATTTGCCCATCAAAAAAACCCCTTTCGGGGTCTATGTACTTTGATAACTCTTTATATGTCGGTTCCCATTTTTGATACTCCTGCTTCATGAAATCAAAAGTGCGCTCAAATGGTTTACGGTCCATCCCTTGCATAAGATCACCTACTGTCCTAATAAAGTCTTTTTCCCAATCTGTGCCTGGCTTAAATCTCCGCTTGTTGAAGTCTTAATGGTTGACATCATCCCCTGGCGCGCTGCAAGTTCTTTGCGCCTTTTTTCAGCTTCCGCCGTTGCTTCTGCTTCTGTATCAGCCTGCGTCTGCTTTTGGTCATTAATATAAGTTTCTTGCTCTTGCTTAGCCTCTTTAGCGTCTTTAGCAGCCTTATGTTGCTCAACAGCTCCATATATAGCTGTTACTGCCGCAATTACTGCTCCTACCATTCCCATTATAATCACCTCTTGAATGGAGTGTATTTTGTAGTACCATTTGTATAAAACTGTGGTTTATTACCAAGGCCACTATTCTTCTTTTGAACTGGAAAGGCGAATGACAACGCGAGTGAATCCCCACGGTTTGGCGATGGTAATCCTAAATCATCTTTCATTTCTTCTTTTGACATAAGCTGTTTCTTTCCATCAAGTCTCGGTACTGTTTCAGGCCCTATCAGATCTTCATATAAAACTTGATCTTTTGGAATTGAGCCCCCTTGTTTCAACCATTCTTTGGTTTGGTCCCAAATATAAGCCCTCATATTAAGGCATCCAGGGTCAGGGGATTTCTCATTGAACCAAACTAATAGCCAATGTTTCCTGCCCATCGTATGACCGGCGCTTAATATACCTGTTCCATAGCCTCCATCAATAAATACCGCATCGGCTTGCTCTTCATCTTCATACTGAGCGATAATATTGGCAATAAGGACATCATTATCATTCTTCTCCATTGTTCGGAGAATCTTAAACGCCAACCCTTGCCGCATTGCTATAACCAATTCGTCATCACCGGACCAGGCCGGATCGCAGGTAATAATCTTTGGAGCGAAATTATATTGTTCCGGTCGCAAAAACCTTCCATAGGCACCGTCAACCAATACGGTTGAAATGAATTGTTTTGCCGATTGTGTCGGGAACATACCACGAACACGAACCTTAAAGAAGTCTGAATCTTCGCCATAAGTATTAAGCCACTTTTGGATCTGCTTTTTATTAGATACTTTAGCTGACCGGCTGTCGACTTCCCATGTTTTCCATAAACCTCTTAACTTCCGCCAGCATTCCCGGAATCGTCCTGTGTTTCTGGTAGGATTTCCGAATGCTAACCAAATAATCTGTGTATCGGCATCCGTCAGAGCGCCTTCGGTTACTTCCCAAATCTTATCATCAATAGCTGAAGCCTCATCGAAGATAACGATGATTCTTTTTCCCTTGTTATGGAGTCCGGCGAATGCTTCAGTATTATTGACCGACCACGGAACCGCATCGGCACGCCAGTTCTTTTCATGCGCTTTATCATTTGAATAAATAGCGATAGCAGTACAAACGAATAAATCTTTAGTTAAAGAAAGCCGGTGCCACTTTTGTAGCTCCGGCCAAGTCTTATTTGTTAATTGCTTTTCGGTGTTTGCTGTTACAACTATTCGAGTATCTTCAAGAGTATCAAGCCCCCATTTAATAACCCAGGCAACCAAAGCAGATTTCCCAATACCATGGCCGGAAGCGACAGCCTCTTGAATTACATCTTCAAAATTAACTAACTCACCTTTCTTTAACTTGTCGCCAATATCGATTAAGAGTTTTATTTGCCATTCATCAGGACCGTCTTGGTCTGCTAGTTCGCCCTGGCCCCATTCCCAGTTATACATAACATAACCGTAGGGATCTAATTCAAATTGTATTAAATCATTGATCAATTCCTCTTTGTTTTCTGGCATTTTTAGCACGCTCCCGGGCGGCCTTATATTTATCAGCGTAATTGGTCGTATCTTCAATCTTCAATTTATCAGCAAACATTCCCAAGTGTTTTCCTAATAGTTCAAGGGAACGGTTAGCGCCCTTGGAATCAAACATGAATTCTCCGGTTCCAATGAGTTGCCGTTGTTCGTAGTCCCATTTTTCGATTTCTTCCGGAACTATGCAACGGGAATAAACCCTTTGGAGTTCTTTCAAAACCCATTCTTGGTTTAATCCGATTTTATCGATGACTTTCTTCTGCAATTCCTCTATACGTGCGGAAACCTTGACATTTCTTAACAATCTACTTGCAATTTGTTCTGCTGTTTTCTCAGAATATCCAGCTCTTATTGCTGCTTGCTTACCGTTTAAATCAATTATATATTCCTGGCAGAATCTTTCTTGTCTGTCATTTAGGTTAGCCACTTTATTTCACCCCAATCGAACGAACCCTTTTTTACTATCACAATCTATCGTTATATAATCAATATCAATGCAATCATCACAAAAATCGTCTACAAGTTTTATTTCTAATTCTTGATCAAACTCTTTTAATTTCTCAATTAGCTCTTTAACTTTCATTTTAAATTCCTTCTTCTGTATATCTCTCCGCTGTATATTAACCATAGGCCCTAAGCCTTTAGTCATACATGAGCTAGAGTATGAGGAAATGTAATTTCCGAGTTGGCATCGAAGGATCAACAATCACTAAATAACTTAAAAACCCCTGTTTATAATTAATCTTTAACTTGATTCAAGTGAGACACTAACCAAGCTGGATTAATATCAGGGGTTTTTACGTGAGTTCTAAGGCTTATCTCACACGCCTTCACAATGACATTTTATCACGGTTTTAATATCAAAAACGGCAACCTTTCGGAATCATATAACAAATCCTAACCGTTTCGCTACTTCAAAGATTGTTTTGTACTTCCAATTGCGTGCAGTTCTTTCACAAATATGTAAATCTATTGCAATCGCTTCAAGTGTTTTTGATTGTTTGAAGTAATATTCCCGTATTAATCGGGCTCGTGAGTTATTGTCCGGGACCGTCGATTTATCCAAAATTTCCATTACTTCTTCAATCGCATTTATTCGCCTAACTGATTCACGGTGTTCTGTATTGCTTAACAATGTCTGTCGGTATCTTCTTACTTGTTCGGCTTTATCGGCTGTCGGATCTCCTGAACTATGAATTGGTTTCCCAATAACCACCCCGGTATTGAATCCTCCTATAAATCTCATTTCCTTTGATTCCAAATAAATATTTTCTCGAATATCGGTAGCGGTCGGAGCAGCTATTTCTTCAATCTCTCGAATAGCCCTTTCGATGTCTTTTTTTACTGATTCATATGTAAATAAATCCCATTCAATAACTTTTTGAGCTGCCCTTCGTTTTTCTTTAGGCCATGGATTTATCATCTTGCTTCCAGAAAGCGGCTTTTGTTTCACTGTGAGCCTCCAAATATTTGACTTGGATTCTTATAAACACCTGATTTACTTAAAGTATTTGATACTCGATGCCGTATTTTCCCGTTATAAATTGGCTTATCAATTCGTACTTTTCCTTTTGTGACCTCAACATCTCTTGGATTAAACAAAATCAATTTAACCCGGTGTTCCTGCTTCTCGGTGAGGAGAAAGTTCTTATTAAGAATCGATAACAGCTTAAACCATTGTTCAGATAAATAGAGCCCTTTAAATTCATCCGGTTTAATTTGCAAGATATTCGCACAGATTGAGCGAAATTTTAAAACATATTTTGATTGGGGCTTGTCCATCAAAACTTCTAAAAGTAGTTCCCGGGTGCTCTTGATATCGTTGATTTCCCGTTTCTTCTTCTCGAAGTATCTATTGGAATCTTCCTGGCTTCCGATATCCTTAAACCTAATAAACCTTTTAATACAGCTACTTCCAATATTAGCAACCACACCGTTTTTAATATAGCAAATCAAATAATTATCGTTCAGGTGGGTTTGGCCACAAATAGTACATTCGTTTTCGATTTCTTCATCATCTTCTGTTTTAACAACATCTTGGAGCTCCCATCCATTACAGGCTAATTCAAAATCGGACTCACCGGTGATTTCAAGTAATTTGCTTTTTGCTTTCGGACCTTTTCCATTACCCATATATTCATCCCTCCCAATCGCTCAATCGTTACCACCACACTGTTTTCAAATTTTTACTTTTGGTGGGCCATCAATTTTAAATGAAGATTTTCGCGGGTTCACTCGAAACTTAACATCAGAATTTGCTGGGCCGTATCTGTTTTTTGCAATGTTTCCAGTTATTAAGTCCGGGGCATCGCATTTTGCACGATAAAGAAATGTAATGGTACTCGCCGCCTGTTCAATGTCCCCACTTTCATTCAGATCGGAGAATATCGGCTTTGGGTCTTTCCGCTTATAAACATCTCGATTTAATTGACAAATAAGGATCAAAGGCAGTTGAAGTTCTCTCGTCATTTTTTTAAGCATCCGCAGTGATGTATCAACTTCCCGTTTCCGATTCCCATTCAGGTCTCTTTCTGGGTCGATTAACTGTAAATAATCAATCGCAATCGCCTTAATATCGTATTTTTTCTTTAACTGTCTCGCTGTTATAAATATTTGAGATGCTTTGTTTTCTGTTGAATCATCAACAACAATTCTGGATTCACTTACTATTGGGGCAAATTTGTTGCTTAATTTGTCAATATCTCCATCTTTTAGGATATTAAGGTTTCTAAATGCCATGGAGTCGAGTTCGGCTTCTTGCGCCAACATTTTACCCTGTAATTGTGGCTTTCTTGACATTTCCAATGAAGCGAAATACACATAACCATATTTTTCAGCAATGTTATTTGCAATATTAAGAACGAACGTGGTCTTATAGGTTCCAGGACTAGCTGCAATTACATTAATAGTGTCCGGGTCCAATCCCCCAAGGATAAAATCAAATTCGTCGTACCCTGTACGTAGTCCGGCTATAGCGTTATGAGTTTTCCTTTTTTCGTCGATGTCAGAAATAAAATCCAAAATCCCTTCCCCTAGCAGTTTTATATGGCTATTATTACTAGTTCTTTCAATCATATTGGAGTCTTCCAATACTCCTTGGGAAATAATATCTCTGGGGTCAATCCCTTCGGATAACATTTTTATCCGTTCCCTGTATCTAGTAATCCCTTGCCTTGCCCAACTCTGCCTCTTAACTACCTGAGCGTACTCAACGATTTTTTCAGGAGCGGGGAATCCACTGGTTAATGATCCAAGATAGTGGTAATCAATTGCTTTATTTTTAATAATGTTCATTACTTCATTGATTGATATTGGTTTATTATCCAATGATAATTTGTCAAATGATTCCCAGATATCTTGAAATTGATGTTCATAAAAATCTTCCTTAGAAAGCATCTTTTGGACTCTTTCAAAATACTCTTCTCCGTGAGTTAGAATGATATTTAATAAATCAACAGACGGTTGTTGGTCGTTAATGCTGATCATTTAGGTCATCGCCCCTCTTGTTCAGCCCAGCATATTGCCAGTATTCTTCCGCATTCTTCAATCGTTGCTGTGCATCGATATCAATATCATCATTTGATATAGTAACTGGTTTGTTTTCAGGCGCTTGGTTATCGCTTACAGATAAATAATCCAAAAATGGTTTATCAGGTCCTAAGAATGTTGGTCCATGCTTAATAAATTTAGGATTATTGTCTTTTTGTTCAATGGCGTAATTTTTAGCGGCTAAAATCATTTGTTCTGCTTTATATCCTTCTTTTAACCGGGTTTTCCAACATCTAAAGGCTCCATCCTTACCTTTTTTATTTGGATACTCTTTCCAAAAATTTTCAAATTCTGCTGTATATATATTTCTTTCTTTATTTCTTTTACTTATTAAATCTGGTCTCGTTTCTGGTACCGTTTCTGGTCTCGTCTCTGGTATCGCTGATGTCTGATTCTCCAATTCTGACAATTCTTTTTCTGGTCTCGTCTCTAGTATTATTTCTGGTACCGTTTCTGGTCTCGCGTTGGTCTCGTTGCTGGTATCGCCACCTTGATAAAAATCATAATTAACAATGGTTATTCTGGTCTCGCTTCTGGTGCAAGCAGTTATTTTAATCATGTTTTCGCTTTCAAGTAATTTTAAAAAGCGTCGTATTCTTTCCCGGCTCCATTTCCAATCATCAGCTAATTTACGTTCAAAGCATATGAACTCGCCACGTTTAACTAAAATAAGCCTTCCCTTAACTTGAACCTTGGTATCCATATACTCCGCCCTAAAAAGCATATCTTCCCAGGCTTCGAGGCGCGTATAAGCACGCCCCTTCGGCCAAAGAAAATTATGTTTTATCCGGCGATATAGTTTCATATAACCACCCGTCGGATAATCCATTTAATTACCACTCTCCAACGCAGTGGTTGCCCGTACAAAATAAGTCAATTTGTTTGCACGAATTAAATATTTCATATCTTCTGGGCTATCAATAGTAGCCCCGACGCGATTAGCATATTCCACAGACATTAGTTCCACTGCTTTCTCCCAAATTTGTTCATTTGACGGAACCATTCTTAAAGCCCGTTCCACCATCGCCTGTGACTTTTCGCCGTGCTTTTCACCGGACAGTACCATTGAATTTAATAGCCCAATAGTCTCTTTATAAATTTTTCTTTCTTTTTTGTGTCGACTGATTACGTCCTTAAGTTCCATATACCAAATGTTACTTTCGAGAGAATGGCCGTTTTTATCCTTAAAATCACCAACGGCTATGCGTTCGGTTATTTTGCTGATATCCTCATATTCCATTGTAATTACCTCAAATTTTTTAACCTAACTCAAATTGATTTTAGTCCACAATTATCCTTCAATTTCCACTTTTCCTTAAAGTACTTAACCAGTCCCTTGACGCAAAGCTCATCCTTATAAGAGCAGCGAGTTTTGACATCACGAAGTGGACAATCGGCGCATCTTATAAACTCGGTAGCCAACTCCAAAGCTTTCTCATAATCAACGCCGGACAATAACGGTTTATAATAGCTTTGGGTCGAATGGTGGATAAACATCGTATCGTTATGTACCCGCCAAGAAATATCGCCCGGACTATCCGGTTCAAACTCGCCATATGTAAGCCTAACCAATGCCCTAGCGCCGTATCGTTGTTTGGCCTCATATTTTACGGTGTCCTTGAACCATTTTTCGGTCTTTCGTTTCAATAAAGCCCTATTAAGAATGGTTGATGATAAATCGGCAATACTGTTCTGCTTTTCTTCAGTTAAATCAGTCAAACCGATCCCCTCGCAATGCACGTTACTTCAGAATCATTACCGGCATGCTTCTGTAATTTATCAACAACTTCTTCATAGCTCAATTCTGGGGCCACCATAAGTACTGCGATTGAATCTTTTTTAACCTCACAAAATACTGAAGTGATCTTTTCGGGCATTTCAGGACAACGGCAAACTTCAAAATCCTGATACTGTTCTTTAAATTTTTCCGGCATATGTTCCGGCTTGATTGCAATTTGTTCCGTAGTCATCATTCAAGCCCCCTTTCCATAAGTGCTTTCAATTCCAATCCATCTTTCAATCCTTGCAGGTAATAAAATTCCTGAACCCGGCATACCAAAGACCATATCTCGTTATCTAATTCCCTTACTATTGGTTGAGCATCCGGGGAAAGTTTATAAATCAATTCATATTTTTCATCAATTTTCTTGCGTTGCCCGATATATTGTGGATTTTCTTTAATTTTGGTTTCCACTTCTTCCAAGCGGTCTAAAAATTTATCTTGCATGCTGCGGATCTCGCCGTTGAATTGAATACTCATTTTTTAATACCTCCATTTTCTAAAATATGGTATAATGATTTTGGAAAATTTTTTTCGTGTGCGCCCCGGCTGGTTACCGGAGCGTTTTTTCTTATTCAGAATAAATTATAAGTTCGTCATAGCTCGAATCGCCGGTGATAATGATAATCGATTCATCTATATATTTGGCATATTTGGCTTCCAGTATCGCTCCACCACCATCAACAAAAATAAAGGTTACTGAAAATTTATTTTCCTCACAGTCGATCCTGGATTTTTCAACCTTTGGAAGCCTGATTTCATTTGCTGTAACGGTTTTAGCTCTTTCGAGCATCATCTTCAAATAATCATTGGCCTGATCGAGCTTGTCCTCTTCGACAACAAACACATTAATCAACCTCCTTTCGTTAAATTAACTTCAAATATCGCGGTATTTTCTTTTTAAATCCTATTGATTTGCCAGTTTGGTTATTAACTATAAATTCCTTGCCGGACAGCTCGGTATATTTGGTGAACGTGGTTATCCCGTTTTTTGTGGCAAATTCTTCCATTATACCGGGTTCGCCATATACCTGTTGAATATCGCTGAGAATTCCAATCTCTTGAGCAACAAATAATCTGGTTTGAATATTCATATAGTCCCAAAGCAAATCGTCGATCTTGTCGCCAATGGGCTTGTCCATCTCAAATTTTTGAAGCATTTCCATAGATGAAAAATAATCTTTGCTTTGGTAGCGTTCGCCGTCATATCGCTTGTCCAATGGAAAAACGTTCAAAAGTTCGGCTGGAGTTAGCCAAGATATTTGCTCTTTAATCTTTTCGATAATTTCAAGCACTACGGATAATTCATCCAGGCTTTCATTTCCGGTTCTTTTCATGGTATTGATATACCTAACACCATAAAAAATAAGCGATTTGACGGCTTGATTATCTGGGTTGTTAATACACATACGGTATTTACGAATATAAGCATCATGATATAATTGATAATAATCTGGTTTTTTTGTGGGCGCGCCGCTTAATAAACGCAATATCATTTCATTTCCTTTCGGCGAAAATGAGCAAAGTTTTTAAACAACCGGTATTTTATATTCTGAATCAAATTTGTAATTTTGTTCAATTCATCGATATATGGGATAGGATTCGAGATAATATCCCATATTTGCGAAGTACCGATGCTATCAATGAATGAATTCCAGGCTCTCTCTTCTTCATCGAATCCATCAGCATTTTCAAATAAATTTACAAGCTCATCAGAAGTGTATTCCGTCAGATTGTATTTTTCGGCGTTCTCGTTAGTCAACAAATAGGCGGCGTAAATAGCTAATATATATAAGATTTCCGCCTCTTTTTCATGACCGCTAACATGTTGGATAAAACAATCGATCTGATCACTTTTTGGTAAATCCTCAAATTTGGTTGCATCTTTCATTCATGCCATCTCCTTTTTATTTTTAAATAAGCGTTTCATATGCTTGCCGTATTGCAATGAATTGTTTCGGATCACCTCCCGCATCCGGATGAAATTTCTTTACCAGTCGCCGAAATGCTGATTTAATTTCTGATTTACTAGCCCCTACTGGTAATTCTAGGGTTCTATATGCGGATTCAGTATTTTGCTGTGGAACCGTGTACGTATAATGATAGGTACGCCGCCATTCATCAAATTGCCGTTCTTTTTCCTGTCGCATTTTTTCGCGTTCAATATCGACCTTCTTCTTTACGATTTCTGCCAACCGAATAGTTTCGTTTAACCACCCTATTCGCTCACCTTCTGGTATGTTTAACCATTCAATCACAAGGCCTATTTTAGAAAAATTTATTTTCCCTATTCGCTCAAATAATCGTTCCTCTTCTGAACAATCCAACAAGGGCCATGGCGCTTCACATACAATTTGCTTAAGATATTCAATCTTTTGGCGCTCATCAGAGGGAATCTTCAGGTATTCATCCCGCAGTCGCCTTTGCCGCTCGGCTTCCCTCTTGCGCTGTTCGTTATACCAATCGTTGATAGTTTGAAGATGTCGAACCAATTCATCAACTAGCACGAATTCTACTGTTGAAGGAATATCCTTAGCAGTTATCTTTTTGACCTTACGATTTTTAACATACTCGGCCAACCGTTCAGCATCTTTTAACCAGAAGGATGGTTTATATTCTTCCAACCATTTAGTAAATTCCTTAACTGGTTTAATGGAACGAGGAAGGGATCTTAATATGTATTGCCAACTATCAGATTTTGGTTTTCTCGTCATAGCCTTTACCCTTCGTTTGGTTTTCCGGACCGGAGATAATTAATTGCATCATCCCGGTATATCCGCCACCTAGTCCCAAATTTTTTACCAGGTACTTTACCGGATTCTAGAAGCTCCAATGCTTTGATAGTACCGATCCGCAAAAATTTTTTAAGTTCAGGAAGTGACATTACTTCCCGGGTAAGTTGCTTTTCACGTGGCATTTCGAACAACTCCTTTAAAATTGTTCATTTTTTCGATTCCTTTTCTCGTTACAGTTTTGTAATTCATCATGCAAAAAAAATAGCCCTTCAAACGGTCCTAACACGTTGATTAGTTTATCACGAGAAACTTGTCCCAACTCAACGCGCCTTGGATCGTTAATAGGCAAACATGCTTTCCAAAGCGACGGTCTTGATATTCCTGTCATCTTTGAAGTTTTACTTAAATTCCATCCCTTTTTCCTTCTACGACTGGTAAATTCTTCGATATTTAAAACAAATTCCGATTGTTTTCCCATAAAGTTTTTCTCCTTCCTCATAACTACTCATTACAACTTTGTAATTTCATAGTATCACACTCATTACAGTTTTGCAATAATTGGTTCCCACTTTGTAATAAATAATTGTTGCAAAGATGTAATTGGTATGCTACTATTTATTTGAAAGGAGTGACCGTAATGAATGATAATATTGATTTTGGGAAATATTTATCCGAATTACGAAATAGGAACAACATAGAAACCCAAAGAGAACTTGCAGATAAATCTGGTTTAAGCACAGCGACTATTTCAAGAATAGAAGCTGGACTTCAAAAGGCAAAACCCGAGCATCTAAAAAAAATCGCGCCTTATTTAAAAACGCCTTATGAAGAATTAATGAAAGCGGCTGGCTATCTAGATGAAAAAAATGTTGATGAAGAGATAAAAAACTCTAGACTTATTAAAGTCATGGCCAGAGCAGAAGAATTGCCAGATGACAAAATTAAATATGTTGTAAATGTTGTAGAAGGAATTATCAAAGCACATGAAGAGGAGCAAAATAATACAAAAAAATGATGAAGCCAGAAATCCCGCATGAGGCACGCTGGGATTACGCCACTGAAAAAGCTCAGAATTTCATCATAGATTCAAATATCAACAAACTCCCAGTCGATCCCTTTGCTTTATACAAAAATAATAATTGGAAACTTATTAAATTATCTGACCTGGAGAAATCTAACTATTCCTCTGCAGAAGATATTGCCCAAACAATCGTACTTTTTAAAAATGATAAAAATCACATTGATGCTTTAACTTTTAACTGCCACAATGAATTTTATTTAACAATATACGATGATAGTGTTTCCGACTATAGAATTCATTGGACTTTGGGTCATGAAATAGGCCATATAATTTTAGAGCATTTTTCTTTTCTTAAAACAGGAATTAAATTTCTAGATAATGTTCTTTTCCGAAGTGATATTACAAATGATGAATATCAGGCTCTTGAAGGTGAAGCTCATGCATTTGCAGCAGAATTACTTGCGCCTGAAATTGTTTTAAAAAATATAGGAGCAATAAGTAAAGACGAAATTCAAAATCTCTGTTATATTTCAAATACAGCAGCGGGAAAAAGAGAACGCTACTTATCAAGATATCCAGATCATGTAAATATTTACGATGATGAACAATCAGAAAGACTTGAAAAAATATATAACTATTTCACCGATTATATAAACTCATTAGTGTATTGTTCTAAGAATAGCAAAATTAAAAACGATAAAATTTATAGGACTCATTGGCAATTAATGCCCAAAAAAGCTTCACATCAGCCTAGCTTTCTGAGTGTTGATAACCAAGGAAGATTTACTGCTTGCCCGAGATGTGGGCAAAAACACTTTTCTACAGAAGCTAACTATTGTAAAACATGTGGCTTTTATCTATTTATTTGTAATGACTATGATAATTTGCCTAAATTTAAAAATTGTGGTATGAAAAACCCTAAAGATGCTCATTATTGTGAATGTTGTGGCGCAATAACTATTTTTAATATACCTGATTTCAAAAGCAATTAAAATTAATAAAAATTATTGCATCAAGAATGACTTTCAAAAGGAGTCATTTTTATTATAAGGAGGCGATTTTATGGCAGGGGAAGGTACCCTATTCCAAAAGAAAACGAATAGTAAATGGTATTGGCTCATCAGTACGGGATGGGACCCAACATTAAAAGGCGGGAAAGGGGGTTACGGCCGAGAGTGGATTGATCTTGAAACTACCGATAAGAAGCAAGCTATTGAAAACAAAAAGAAAACCCTCGGTCAAATGGAAAACAAAGGCGGTCGCTATGATAAGCCAACCGATAAAACGGTGGGCGAATGGCTTGATTTCTGGTTAAACGAAGTTATTAAACCAAAATATAATGAAGAAGAAGGATCATCTACCTATGATTTCTACGAATATATAATTAGAGTGCATATCAAGCCAAAAATCGGGAGCATCCTTTTAAAAAAACTAAGTCCGGAAGATATTCAAAAGTTCTTTAATCAGAAACGGGTCGAGAAGAAACTTAGCAAAAAGAAGGATGATAAAGGTAATTACATACCAAGCAATGATCCACTTTCTAAAAGAACAATCCACGGTATCGAAGGTGTCCTTTCAATGGCGTTAATTAAAGCCGTGGGGATGCGAAAAATTCCTGATAATCCTATGGCCGGGATAGACCGAATTGATTATACACGGCCCCAAGTGAAGTATATGACCACCGAACAGGTCGCAGATTTTTTAGGAAAGATCAGATTTGACCCATGGTATTTTGCTTATCTAACAACTTTAGGAACCGGCGTTAGATTGAGCGAATTGGCGGCTCTTAAATGGGATGATGTCGATTTGGCAAATAAGCAAATGAGAATTGACGAAGGGCGAGTTGAAGTAAATACTTACGCTGAAGAAGGTCCCAAAACCAAACTCATTACCAAAGATCCGAAAAGTGAAAAAGGAAACCGGACGATTCCCTTACCCAATGATGTTGTTGCCGGCTTAAAAAAATGGAGAGAAATACAAATTAAGGAACGTTGGGAATGGGAAAACAAGCGGCTAAAAGAGGAACAAGAAACAGAAGCAAAGCCTTGGAAAAAACCAAAACGTATGTTTAAAAGGCTAGAATATTTTCAATCAGGCTATGTTTTTACCAAACCGGATGGGTATCCGCCACGGCCAGATCGTTTATCAAAACATTTTTTAGAATTAGTTCGTGAACACGGTTACGAAGGATTAACATTCCATAAGCAGCGACATTCTTACGTTACGATGCTATTGGAAACCGAAAAGGTAGATTGGAAAACCATTCAAGAAAATCTCGGGGATGCTACTTTTCAAGTAGTTACAGACACATACGCTCACATCCCGGCAGCATTAAAGAAAAAATCTGTTGAAAATTTAAATGGCTTTTCTGAGAAGAAAGCAAATTAATTCAAGCCCTCGGAACTAGAGAGTTTGCAAAGATTTGTTGCAAAATTCGTAGAAAATGGCATTTTGAGTATAAAAAAACGGCTTTACGAAATCTCGCAAACCGTTGTTGTTCTTAATGGTGGACCACTGCGGGCTCGAACCGCAGACCCGCTGATTAAGAGTCAG